TCCTCATTATTTCTTTTAAGTTTTTTGGTTTGTGTTGCTGCTTTCTTTTTGAAATCAGAAAGTCTTGCCTTCATAAGAGTATCCATCTCTTTGGTCTTCTTAACCATCTTCTCCTTTGCTTCACCACGTTTCTTCTGCAAATCTTTCTGACGATTGAGTTTTTTCATCTGTCCGATTTGTTTCTGAGCTCTCTCAGTATCAGAAGCAACTACTTCAGTGATTGGAGATTCAATTTCGGTATGTTCTTTTTTTGTTCCAGTCATTTTTCTGCGTTGTATACGGGAGAAGAGATCTTTAGCACCTTTGGTACGACCATCCACTGTCTCATTATTTTTCTTATACTTACGATGTTGTCTAGGGTTCACCATGACAAATGCAGGAGGTAACTGTAATCCAGAACCATCACCAGCAGTGTTTATCATTTCATTCATATTAGATTCAGTTGTTTTAGACATTCCTTGTCAACATCCTCGTTAAGTACAGGTGGTAATCTATTTAGAAATAACATAAATGCCTTAATTACAGACCAATATGTCTCTTCTAACTTGTAAAATAGCAACGGTGTTGCTGCTTCATCAAAAACATTATACAGTACGATCACATGATTAAGTATCAGGTGAGTCTTCAACTCTCCCGTTGACTCATACCTTCTCATTAGTCTTTTGATATACTTAAATCTCTTCAAGTCCTCTTCAAAATCAGAGTAGGTTACAGACAACGGGTTATTATAATGTTTAATTGCAAAGAATAACCAATTTTCTTGGTTCAATTCACTGATATTCATATCATATTATGATCCGAATGTTAGAGTTCCTGCTCCGTTAGAGATAACTTCTTCAGTACCATTAGCAGATGTGATCTTAACTCTGTAGTTTTGACCATCTAATGTAGCACCACCAAGTCCACTGTATGCAAGAGTTGCAGTAGTGAAGTTTGCATATGTAATACCAGTATCAAGTGAAGCACTTACATCTACCCAACGAGTAGTTGCAGTTGCTGTCTGTCTCTGCCACTTGTATGTGATAGTACCTGACTGGTCTACTGTTGCTGCAGCAACGAATGTACCAGCACCACTAGAGGATGTAGAGTTAGCAGGTTGTGTGCCAACTGTGATTACCTCAACTACATCTGCTACGATTGTGTCATCAGATGCGTCGCCTGCTGCTGCTGCAGTAGCGTGTGTGAATGCAAGACATTCTGCCTTGTGACGTGTGTCACCATTGTGTGTAGTATATGTGCGATACAACCACCAACCTGGTCCTGAAATACCTCTAGACTCGTTAGTGCCCTTTGTCATTTCAGTAGCATCTACAAAAACAAGACTGTAGTTAGAAATGCTATCGCCACCCTTGATAACATATTCTGCTACTGCCTTGGGAGGTGTCCTCCTAATTGCATTTGCTGCAGTGATAGTTGCTGTTGATCCTGCATATACCTTATGAAGTTCTATAGCCGTCGCTGACGTTACTTGTTTTACAATGTAAGATACACCAGAGATATCTAACACGTCACCTACTTTGACAAGATTGTCAGAAGCGTCCGTGAAGTCTCCACTAGTGGTTACGGTAGCATCGCCATTGGTTACTCCAATGTTCGTGCCCATTGCTTTCGCATCGATTAGTCCAAATACAGCCATTGTTCTCTATAGTACGGGTGGTATCATCTATATGTTATTTATACTACTTTGCTTCTAGAGCTTCCTTCACTTTCTCAAAGAGAGCGTCGTCTGCTGTAGTCTTAGTTAGTTTTACTGCCTTACCGATGATAAGTAGACAGATATCGATTAATTTTTCGCCAAGTTCTGCGTCGTCAGGAATCTTCTTGACTGCAGCATCGATAACCTTGTATGCAAGGGGCATTAAAAAGCTAAACATAATTTTATAAAGCGGGGTACCTTATTTATAACTTTTTATACTCACTTGGTTTGATGCCTGCCATCTCTGCATCATGGTCTTGAGTGAGACCTATCATTTTCTGTCTCATTCTTTCCTTGATAACATCCTTAGCAGCCTGATCTTCGACGTCATGTGGAATTACATTGCCTTCAGCATCCTTTTCATGATGCTCTTTCTTTACTTCATGAGGCTCATAACCAATACCATCACCATCGTCATCCCACCAACGTTTTACTTTGCCTTTGGTCTTACCCTTAGCAGATTTCTTTGCAGCTTCCTTCAATGCATCCATAGATGCACCAAGTTTTGCTTTCATGGTTTCTTTCATGAGGTCTTCCTTCTTTGGATTAACTGTAATACCCTTTTTAGTAACGGTCTTGAGTGCACTTTTTCTATCAGGTGTTTTACTGGTAGGTTGCTCCATTACAAATCTCCTTTAATGTTACTTCGCCAGTCGTATTTTGGTTTAATTTCAAGTTTGAAAGATTCGACGTCGAGAGTCTTAGGATAGTCCTTGTCACCTGGTTTAGCAGGTTTCTCACCACGCTTACGTTTAGCATGGATGTTGTCCCAAAGACCTTTCTTACCCTCTTCAATCTTATCCTCTTCTTTAACACAGTTAGGTACTACTTTTCCGTCTTTCTTTTTAGTGCCCTTTGCCTTGTATCCTTTCCAACAAGTAGAAGCACCGACGTTTTTACGAGCCTGTTTCATAGACTCATGGAGATCATCTAGGTCAACACCGACGACGGATTCTTTTGCGGTGACACCTATATCAACTGCATCCTTAGCAGTCTTACGACCATCCTTACCCATAACAACATAGCGTCCGTCTGCCTTGCGACCAGTGACTAGCATCTGATCTCCACCAGAGGAGACGACTCTACCTACGTTTTTATCACGCTTAAACTCCATCTTCTTCTTAGCGACTGCTTCTTTCTCAATAGGAAAACCACCGTAACCTTCGATTACAGGCTCCCATGAGTCCATCACTTCGATTGCTGCTTCAGCACCTTCTCTAAGATACTTGGTTAACTTTTCTACAGTGTCAGTCTCTAGTGCATGGAATATTTTATTCTGCTCTAGGAAGTTATACTTCATCAGTGCAGCAGACACTTTGATATCTAAAGTCATTGCTTTACTAAGGGGTTAGTCGTTAAAACGTATTATTATTTAGTCTTAGTCTTCTTTCTAAAATCAGAAAACTTAATTGTCGCTTGACCAGGTGTCATTGCTTGGACTGCCTTACGATATTCATCTGTGCCTACCTTCCATGTGTTACCACTACCATCATCAGCAGAATAATTAGATTGATCTTCTCTCTCTGTGATGTGATGTAACCATGCTTTATGCTCAGTGCCATCTGGCATTTGAAATATAACATAGTTGGTGCCACGATGGACAACATGTCCTGTTAAACCTGTGTCGTCGTGCTCTACTAATGCTCCTACCTTAAAAATATGCTCGAGCATATAGAAGTCACGGAATGTATTGTAGTCTAGTTTAGGTGCAAACTCCCATAGTGATTCACCAAACCACTCCTTGACATCTTTCTTTTTGCCTTTCTTAGGAGGGGGTGTCATTCCTGTCTTCACATCTGCCATCATCTGTTGACTATGCTTTCGACTGATACCCTTAGGCATCCCTGCATGGAATGAATCGTGGTCATCACCACTAGCATGCTTACGCATTCCAGATGCTGACAACTTTTCTATAGGGTCTTCACTCTTAGGGTCTCTTGCCCCTGCTGATTTGATATTGATAGTCTTAAAGTTATAATGCACTCCATTATATTTGTTAGTCAACTTCTCAAACTCTTTTACTCTATCGTCTCCTACCACCATTGTTACGTGCTCATGACCCTCGTCATGTAGGTCACGCATTACATCAAATATATTTCTATGTGCTTCATTGTTTTGAATCTTGTCCTTGTGTGAGGGAAATAACTTCCTCATGTGGTCTACTTTTTGTTGTGCGGATAACGGATTCTTTTTGTGATCCTGACTACGGGATGGGTAGATTCTATAGTTTCCCGAGTCGCCTCCGTGCGCTTTGACAGCATCAAGTAACTTGCCATGGCCAGCGTGAGGAGGGTTAAAGCGACCAAAAGTAATAGCAACATGCTTGTCCTCTAGGTTACCAGAAGTCTTCTGACCTTTTTGACTTGTCGTGGGTTTCTTAGGTTTGTTTTGTTGAGACGCACTCTTAGTTGCCTCAGTTATAAATTCTAAAAAATTCATTTGCCCCAATCTTTAGCGACGGTGAAGTTTGCTCTAGAAAATTCTAATCTATCGACCAGTTTGAGTGCTGCACCATCTTTGATAGCGACAAACCCTTCTGGACTGGTTACCTTGTAACCATTTTCATCTTCTAAGAAGGTACCTACACCCTCTATCTTCTTCAGTTTATTTATGATTTGCTCTTTGGCAGTCATAAGGTCTTTGAAACCGCTAAGTGCGGAATACATGACAGACTTATTACTATTTAGATAAGCAAGAGCCTTATCACTCTTATCTTGCCATTGTTTCTGTGATTTTTCAGTCTTTTTCTTACCAATTTCCTGCTTAAAACGTGCATCTACGAAGGAAATATACCCTTGTGCCATAGCACGAGAGTTACTTGGTATGCTACCTGAGCGTATCACTTGGTTGAAATACATTTTAAACAGAGAGTTGTATGCGAATGACCCTGTCTCCTTATTGATAGTTGATAGAAACTTACGTCCTGCACTTAGATTACGTTTGGCAGATGATATAGTTAGTTTTATTTTTGATAACTCAGCAGGAGTTAGGTTTGCCATGCCATTTACATTAGTAAACTCTGAAGAGAATACTGCAACACTACCTACACCCTGCAGTGGTTTAACATCAACACCGAATGATGCAGCCATACTAGATATATCTGCTCCGTTGTATCTGGTATGAAATACTATACCTATCTTACTCTGTGATATCTGTCTACCTAAGTCAGAGTCTACCTCTACACAG